GATAAAATTTTATCTTGAAGAAAACGCCCATAAGTTGGAAGAAACCATCGAGAAAATACGAGACGAAACTGGTGGTGTTATCGCAGCCAAAGAGATTTTGAATGAAATGAGAAAAAGGAAATATTCCTTTAAAACAAAATAATTTCCTTTACATTTAACAGTAATTGTGTTATATTTATATTATGAAAAATGAATTCCTTTGGTGTGAAAAATACCGTCCGAAAACAATCAAGGAGTGTATCCTTCCCGATTCTCACAAGCGAGTCTTTCAAAAGATCGTTGACTCGGGTGAAATGTACAACATGCTTTTGACTGGCACTGCCGGTCTTGGTAAAACAACAGTCGCAAGAGCTCTCTGTAATGAGTTAAATCTTGAGTATCTTCTCATCAACTCTTCGGAGGAAAGTGGTATCGATGTTCTTCGTTCGAAGATTCGTCAGTTCGCTTCTTCGGTATCTTTGATGGGAAAGGACTACAAGGTTGTAATCCTTGATGAGGCGGATTATCTCAACGCTCAGTCAACACAGCCGGCCCTTCGCGGTTTCATTGAGGAGTTCAGTAACAATTGTCGATTCATTCTTACGTGTAACTTCAAGAATCGTATCATCGAACCTCTTCATTCTCGGTGTACGGTTGTGGAGTTCAATACGAGTAAGAAACAACTTGCGAAACTCTCCGGAGGTTTCATGAAAAGATTGCAGTTGATCCTTGATGCGGAAAACGTCAAGTTCAACAACAAGATCCTTGCTGATCTTATTATGCGTTTTGCTCCTGATTGGAGAAGAGTTTTGAACGAGTGTCAACGGTACAGTTCTTCTGGTGAGATCACAGCCGATGTTCTGGTTGGAATGTCGGATCAAAATGTCTCAGAACTTGTTGGATATCTCAAGGCGAAGAACTTCAAGAAGATGCGTAGTTGGGTGACAAACAACAGCGACGTTGACTCGTCGGTTATCTTTCGAAGAATCTACGATACTCTTTACGAGTTTGCAGAGCCTCAATCGATTCCAAGTATCATTATGTCTCTTGGTGAGTATCAGTATCGTGCCGCATTCGTTGCCGATCAGGAGATCAACACGGTTTCGTGTCTCACAGAGCTCATGGCTTCTTCGCAATGGAAGTAACCATAAAAGTTGTCACATGGAGAATTCTTTCGGTACTTCTTTGCACATTGATGGGGAGAATCTGGTTTGGAGATTGGCATGTTACTTCCTTTGGAATTTTCATCTCAATCGTAATGATGTTCGTACACTATGGATTTGAAAAAGCATGGCCGATAAACTAACACCATTCACTTTCATCAACTCGATTAACGAAGGTCAGCGAGGTAAGAATCTTCTTAAGGATTGTAAGGCGGATTCGTCTACGGATCCAAACGATCCTTCTTCACCTGATAAGAGCTACGTTCCGTTTATCATCAATCGAGGTCTTTCATATTTTCCCGATACGGTTCTCTTTGCAAATGAGATGAATCGTTTGTCTCATCTTCCACATCGTATGCAGTATGACTTTCTACGAGATGTAGTAAACCCAAGAAAGAGGTTTTCAAAGTGGGCAAAGAAGAGAAGCGCCGAGGATGATGTGAAGTTGATTCAACGTAAGTATAAATACTCAAGGTCTAAGGCAGAGGCGGTTTATCCTCTCTTTCCTTCGGAAGAACTGAGTAAATTGCGTAAATCGATGGATATTGGCGGGTTTCAAAAATGATTATCATATAAATATCATTATGAATAACTTTATAGATGATTGGACACCAACAGATATGTTGGAAGTGACTCTGAATGAACCTGATGATTTTCTCAAGATAAAGGAAACTCTTACTCGCATTGGAGTTTCTTCTAGGAAACTACCTAACACTCTTTTTCAGAGTTGTCACATTCTTCATAAACAGGGAAGATACTTTATTGTACATTTTAAGGAGCTCTTTCTCTTGGATGGAAAGAATGCAAGTCTTACCGAGAATGATATCGAACGGCGAAATACGATCACAACACTTCTTTCGGATTGGGGACTTCTCAACATCGTAAATGAGACGAAGGCTCAACCACAAACTGATCTTCGACTCATTAAAATTATTTCACATCGAGACAAATCAGAATGGGATTTACAAGCAAAATATTCCATCGGAAACGTTAAGAAAGTATAAATAACATAATCAATTTCAAACCACACGCTGTGGTTTCGAATGAGATGCCGAAAGGGTCTCACAAATAAAACCTGCCTAATGGAGGAAAATAAACATGACAACTACAATACCAACCTGGCCTCGTTCAGCCTTTATCGGTTTCGAACGAATATTCGAAGAACTTGAGAGCGCCCGCAACGGCAACTCAACTCGTGCAAACGCCACTTATCCACCACATAATGTCATTCGTATTGATGATGACAATTATAAAATCGAACTGGCCGTTGCCGGATTCGATGAATCCGATCTCGAAGTTACCTACAAGGATAACGTTCTTACTATAGGAGGAAATAAAGACTCAAAAGAACAAACGGAATATGTCCATCAGGGCATCTCAAATCGTAAGTTCACAAAGACTTTTAACCTCTCTGAGCATATCGAGATTCGTGGAGCCGATCTAGTCAATGGTGTCCTAAGTGTCCGTTTGGAGAGAGTTATACCTGATGATCTGAAACCTCAAATCATTAAAATTGGTTCGACAAAAAAGAGTTTCCTTCAGGATTAACCACAACTAAGAAAATTCGCTATTCGCGAATAGCGAATGGTGGGCAGGGGGAAAAAAATCCTCCTGTCCTTTCTTTTTTTGTTGACAAAACACCTAAATTGGTGTAGTATTCATTTATGATTTCTAATGGTTTTTATACAAGCGTAGATCGTTTCGCTAACTCTCTTCTTTATCGCGGTTATGACGATGAGGGTAAAAAGATTCTCAAGAGAGTCAAATATCAACCAAAACTTTTTCTTCCTTCTAAAAAGAACAATACCGATTGGAAGGCCCTTGATGGAACTCCAGTTGAACCAATCTCGTTCAACACTATGTCGGAAGTTCGCACCTTTGAAAAAACCTACAACAGTGTAGATGACTTTCAACTTTACGGAAACACTCGACATGTTCCGGCGTTCATTCAATCAGTTTTTCCGAATGAGATTCGATACAGTCGTAAGATGGTTGACACGGCTTCTCTTGATATTGAGACATCGTATGGTGATGGTTTTCCGGATGTTCACAATCCCACAAATCAGATCCTCACGATTGCCTACAAAAGTTCAAAGGATAAAACCTATCGAGTGTGGGGAATCAAAGGTTACGATGAGTCCAAGTCTCAACTAGATCTTGAGATTGAGTATCGCCAGTTTACTGATGAGGCCTCGATGTTGGATGCCTTCATTCAGTTCTGGGCAAATCCCGAGAACACTCCGGACATCATCACAGGTTGGAATACTCGACTTTTCGATATTCCTTACATGGTTGCCCGAATGCGTTTTCTTCTGGGAGAGGCCAAAACAAATCTCCTTTCTCCTTGGAAGAAGATCGATCAAAGAGAGATCGTCATTCAGGGAAGAGATCACACTATCTTTGAGATCAAAGGAATTCAACACTTGGATTACATGGATCTCTTCAAGAAGTTCACACTCAATACTTACGGCAATCAAGCGTCGTATTCCTTGAATCACATTGCCAATGTCGTTCTGGGTGAGGAGAAGTTGGACTATTCCGAAGTCGGTTCTCTTCGCGATCTTTACGATGCGGATTATCAAATGTTCGTTGACTACAACATCAAAGACGTTGAGCTCATCGAGAGAATGGAAGACAAGTTGGGTTTGATTACTTTGGTTCTGACTATGGCGTATCTCGGAGGAGTCAACTATCAGGATACTTTGGGAACGACTGCGATCTGGGATTCGATCATCTTTCGTCGTCTGGCCCGAAGTAAGGTTGCGATAATGCCGTCTAACCACCATACCAAGTCGAGTAAGTTTCCGGGCGGTTTCGTCAAGGAGCCTCAAGTCGGTATGCACGATTGGGTCATGTCGTTTGACTTAAACTCTCTCTATCCTAATCTGATTATTCAGTACAACATGTCGCCGGAGACGTTGGTTCGACAATCATGTGTTCCCGATACCAATCCGGACAAGATTCTTTCCGAGGAGAAGGTCAATGTCCCAAATGACAATCTTGCGGTTGCCTGTAATGGT